GTCTGACATTATATCACCGCCGGTCTTGGCTTGATTTCACTCATTAATCTGTCTCTTTCTCTGATTAATTGCAGTGCAGTCTCTCTGAACTGGGTATACGGTTCTCCTTTTTGCACCCTTAATTCTCCCAAGTTATAACCAACAATATCAGTATAAGACTGACCTACTATCCTGGCCACCATAGCCAAAGCACAACTAACATTCATTAATTTTGACATAATTGGGCTTATTTGTAATTTAACCACCGTGCTTTCAGCTTCATGTGTCTGTACTAATTGATCCACTACAATCGCTCCGGTGCCTGGTGTTGCATTAATTTGAGCCACCTCTCTAAATCCATCCATTCCATAAATTTCTACCCAATCCTTATCATCAAAACCCGTAATCGATGCCAAAGCAATACTCACATTCGTCCCCGCGACCTCTGCCGCACTTGATGTTGAATTAACTGAACTCTCTTCTAACCATCCATGAATATATTTCACAACATTTATCTTATCCCCTTTTGCGAAGGTGCTTGCCGTCGCATCAGAATTCAACTCAATTTTTCCCGATTCTTTAAAAACCGTCAAATTTGCCGTATCTTCCTGGGTGCCGTCGATATACAAATCCCTAACCGCCAAAACTGGATTTCTACGCAGAATCATTCGATAGGTTGAATTTCCAACCCTATTCTCGATTATTGTCTTAGGAGTAAATACCGCATTAAAATGCCGTTCAATTTGGGGTTCAACCTCTGCAATAATAGCCGTAACATCATCATCACTAATTTCTGTACTGGCTATCCCAACTGTACGCCTCACGCTCGCGATCGTCACATAACTCATGTTAATGCCCCTACAATTAATCCAGTACACAAACTCGAAAGAATTGTAATAATTAATGTAGCAACCAGCGGTAATCGCTTAGAATAATGATTAGATAAATTTGTCATCCCAACTTTAATAGCAGATATATCTTCCTTAATTGCATCAATCATAACCCTGTTCTCTCTCCCAAGAACATTAGTTACCATACTTGCCCCTCAATAATTCTTCAACATCATCCCTAAATGGTAGATTGCCACCTTTTGCAATTACTTCAATTAACTTTTCCTTTGTACCCCAGGTTACAATATCCTCAGCCGTCTTTTCTCCGATCCCATTGATTGCAATTAATTCTTTTAAAAATAAATCATCCGGAGTATAATCAATTTGTTTCGTCTCAACTTTTGTTTTGCCGATTTTTCCCTCGGTCACAGTCACCTTTTCAAACCCATTCGCCAATCCAATATTCTCCGGCAAATCAACAATCTCTCCCTTCTTCACAAGCGTCCACCTACATCCCTCTCCTCCGAATAAACTCTTCTCTTTAATCCTAACTTGGACACTTTCTCCATTATTTTTGAATTTCATTAATCCTCCTCAACTACAATATAAACCGATACTGTATCGCCGGCTGTCCCGCTTGCTACTGTCAATAATACCCTTCCATACACTACAAATGGTTCATGCACTTTTAATGCTGTATACGTCAGAACTGTTTCTGCCCCAGTATATGTGCAAACTGGTGTTCTTGGATAATAAGTCTTGTCTGTGTTGGCTGCGGCTAAATCCATGATTTTTTGTGCCGATGCTTCCCCAGCTGAATCCAAATCCACTGTACATGTGTTTGTTGGGTAATCAACTCCAACAGCAAGAATCTTCCCACGAATAGGTGTGCTATACGCAGTTCCGCCTGTTGCCCCTGCAGCGATTGTTACCGATATTTTGTACTTTCTAATATTTGTCATTTTTCTTTCTCCGTTTAGTTGATTTAAAGTCCTAAGACTTCTTGTTTTTAAAATAAAAAACAAGAAAAAAATAAAAAATAAAATTACTTAATTTTCTTAAGTTTTTTGTATATTTCTAAGTTGATTTCCAAAAGTTCCCACTCAGCGAATTGCTCTGGCGTTAAACCATGAGATTCTTTTTTTGGTTCAGATTTTTTGTTTGCCATCTTATGCTTGTGGATAACCATGAACTTGTCCGTACTGAGCTCCTGCATCTGTGTTTGTTCCAACTACTGATTGTGAAGTTACATCATCGCAATCATTTCCCCACCAATCATCTGTTGTACTTCCAACACAATTTGTTTCGAATGCTGTTGCAACCATGAACCTATGTCCTCTAACTACATTATAAGAACCTTGATCTGAACAAGATATTGTATTAATAATTGTTGTCAAACTTGCTCCTGCAAATTCATTGTTCTCAATTAAACAACTTCTTCCACTGAACACAAATCCATTAGTACACTTATCATCTACGAAATTATTTCTAATTCTCATACGATAAGTAACTTTTGCTGGTGTTTCTGTTTGTAGAACTGCTGTTGCTACTGATGTGAATACATTGTTTTCAATAATTACATCGCTCGCTCCTTGAGTATAGATTCCTGCCAAAGCTGTTTCAGTTGTACTTCTAAAAATACAATTCCTGATTTGTGCGCCATTTGCAACTTTACTACTATCCACATTCTGTGCTAAGTAAATTGCTGCTGAACTTGTTGCACCATTAGGTCTAAACCTAATATTCTCCACAACACAATCAATTGCGTTTATAGTTAAAATTACTTCATCTTGTGTTCCAACTGTCCACTTAACCCCTTCTGGTCCATTACCCATTCCGATAATTCTCAATCCTACTTGTGACGCTGCAATTGTTACACTTTCTGAATAATCATTTACTGGATTACTATCACTATCTGCATTTTCAGTTCCCTTAATCAAAATTGTATCATAAGTTCCTCCTGCTGCCAAACTTGCCGCAATTGCTTCTGCAATTGTGATAAATGCTTTAGTCCAACTCTTTCCATTATCTGAAGTTGTCCTCGATGAATCCACATAGTATGTTGTTCCACCATTCATAATTCCATTAACTCCCTTTGTGAATGTAACATGTTGATCCCATTGATAAGGTCCGTTCCTATAAGGTGGACTTGCTGGGTTACCGCCTGTTGCTTTTAATCCTTGTCCCATTTTATTTTATGAGACAGATCAGTCGGCTTCAACTGCCGGTGTTCCAATTACCAATACTCTGATAGTATCTGTTGATCCAGCCGTGAAAACAAGTTTTGTTTTGTCTGATGCATCGATTGTTACTGCTTCATCTGCAAGAGCTCCTGTTGATATACTTTTGCAAGATACAAACATGATTTCTTCAAACTCTGGCAATAAAATCCAATCATCATTCTCGGTTGAAGTCATCTCATATACCCCAGTTACAAGTCCTGGTCCATGATTAGCACTCCCTGCTCCCGTAGGTCCTCCTATTACTGTTTCAGTTATTACTGTTGCTGTCATTTTTTTCCTCCTTTTTTCATTTAGTTATTGTTCCGTAACGTAGAACCCCCGCCGAGTTTTTGTTCTTCGGAGAACATTGAATCAAAAAAATAAAAATAATTTTTGTTTATAAGATATCGTCTATGAAACTATTGAACGCAGTATTCCTCATAATCAGACACTCGTATATTTTCAACATAAACTTATTACTATCATTTGTTTTACCAAATTCTTCGTAAGTCATATCCAAAAGAACTCTCATCTCAATCCAGTCAGTATCCAAAAAGTAAATCTGTTTTGCTCCAGATGTGTCCGATAAAAATCGGCTGAATATAACAGGTACTCTTCCAGCCATAGTATCAAGTACCAATGCTGGTGCAATTCCGAATGGTAATACTCCGCCTGCGTTGTCGCTTGGATTATATCTGTAAGTATCAATTATGATCTTACGGATATCCTGAACAACTGTAGGACTTGCTACTGCAAGTTTTGGTCTTCCACCATCTTGGATTGCGTATGTGATTGCTGTTTCGATGTCGTCGTATGTCAATGCTGCCCCGTCCAAATCTACAACGTTAGTATCACTTTGTAATACTACAATTCCTGAGAACTGTGTTGTTGTTGTGCCTGCATCTCCATTGATTATAAGATTCTCTTCCAATTCTCTCATTTCTCTAGCCTTAACTAATACTTCCATCTGCTTTGCGTTTGGTGCCCCAGCGTTACTGAATGAACTGTTTCCTAATCCGCCACCTTGTGGTTGGAAACCTTCAAGCATGTAACTAGGCATTGCTGCCTGTGTTGGCCCCGTAACTCTTCCAACAGAATACAAGAACTTAATCGCTGTGCTAGCCCGATCATAAGTTGTGTTTGTCTCAGCCAAAGCCGCATCTTCTGCAGCAGTAAAACCGCCGCCCTTTGCAGTAATTACATTGTAATCTGCATACATACCTTGGTTAGTAACTCTTGGAATTAACTCCACTAATGGCGTTTCTTTCCTTGTCTGGTCGACAACTGTTGGGTCAACATAGATTGGAATCATTGCATATCCGGCCGTCCCTGCTCCACCAGAAGTTGTAGACAAAGCCTTCATACGTGCAATACCAGTTTTTAGTGTTTCATTAAGAGTTCCTCTTAAATCATTACCAGAAACAGGATCAACGTATCTAGTCTTATCTGTCAACGTTCCAAATGATTGAGAATATGAACTTTTACAATCAATACCTTGTGGCATTGCTGTGGTTCCGCTTCCTTCTAATTCTCCCATTATGCTATTAAATCGAGAGGATTTTGAGATTTTTCTTCTACGAAATTTTCAGATTTGTCTTCCACTTCAACTTTAGATTTACGCACTGGTTTCTTCAAAAGTGCCTTAATTTCTGTAAGTTCTTTTTTCATCGAACCCACTTCTTCCTTAAGTGCTTTTACTTCTGGGTTTTCCTCCGCTTCATCATCGGATCCTTCTTCCTTAGATTCTTCTCCCTCTTCATCCTTGGTTTCTTCTTCAGTTTCCTCAGTTGATTCAGTAGACTCTTCTAGTTTCGTTTCCTCTTCATCCCCCATTTTATTTTTTTCCTCCTTTAAATTTAGTTTATCACGTTTGTGAATATTCTTTTTTGATGGTTTTTTCTTTTTCTTATCTTCGTCTTCTTCGTCTTCTTCCTCTCCACCTGAACCATCTGCCCTTCCTTCTCCTGGACCATCTCCCCTTCCGTGTGGTCCTGTTTTATCTGGTTTGTGTCCACCTGGTCCTTTCTCTTTTTCTTCTAAGAATTCCAGACTCTTCGCAAACACATTCGTCATTTTAGCTTCTGTGTTTACTGGGTTCCCCGTGAACGCCACATTCAACAAATTAATTTTATCAAGTAATCTAACACTCTGGCCATTCTTTTCTTGTATCACACTTTTAACCGGCACATACGCAATCGAAAATGCATCTAAGAATCCCCCATTAATACTCCCTTTCACCTCATCAAACCTCGAAGAATACGGATTTAACATTGCCCTAACTTTGATGCCTTTTTTATCCATAAGAAAGTCATCTGTCTTTGCTACGGGTATTTTTGTTTTATTAACCTCACGATCTAAATCACTCTTCCCTCTAAAACTCTCATGTTCAACATCAAACTTTATTGTCCGATTTTTCATCTGCTCGGCCATGTCCAATAAACACGCCTTCGTAACAATATCATTCACTTGATCTAAGTCGGATGTAGAAATATATCCCTCGACAAAAAAGTTTTCACCTTCGGCTTTTAATAAAATTGGCTCAGAGGTAAATATGAATTTGGGCTCTTCCATAAATGATATAATTCTAAAATGTATTTAAAGATTGTTGCTCACTCAAATTTCGTTTAAAACTTCATCAAGTGAAGAATGGTCGATATTCCCGAGGACATTTACATCTTCTGCGACCTCTTTTAAAACATCCAAATTAATAAAAACATCCTCATCGCTTCTTATTTCAATCGGACTATAAACTCCTACCTCGTCTGAATCTGTTTTTAGAACTGATGCTACAATTTCTAAATCGTATACTGCTTCCCTCTTACTAACTGGACGGATCCCACC